TGCAAACAACATGGTGTACGGATCCATGTTGCCGTTCTTTTCCTGCAACTCTTCTTGAAGATTTGCGATCACATAGAACTGATCAATCATCTGACCGATGTACGGAAGGTATTGATCGCCTGTTCGACCCGGAATAACCACCGGAGCCTGTCCAGAGTAGGAAAGAACGCGCACTCCGGGCTGAAGTCCACCGTTAGCAATCTTCGTTCCCGCTTGTACGGCAAGTTTATCATCCCCAAGTGTTACTTGATGGGTAGCGGTCTGACTGACGGCTCGGTTGATTTCACCTTGGATAGGGCGAAGTTGCTTAATGAACGAGTAAGAGCGAGGAGAAGTAGGAACTTCATCCATCCCGGTATATGTAATCGGAAAAATGCCAAACGGAAGCTCCCCTTCAAACAACACCCCTTGCATGGTGTAGATGTAATAGTAACCGTTAGGGTACTTGAGGCACGGGCGGATATACATTTCAAGGAGCAAGCACTGGTTCTTTGAACGGTCGTAAGCGTTGTTACCATCAAACACGATGTAAGTTTGGTCAGAAGACTCTTCAATCATCTTCTGCTTCTCTTCATCGTTACCTACGCGGGCACGGAGGTCGTCGATGTTGACCATCTTACGAAGCCCGATGAACCAAGACTCATCCATGCTTTTCGCTTCGGCGGCGCGGAAGAGGTTAAATCCGAAGATGCGCTCAAATACGAAGTCGCCTGTGAAGATCGGCTTCGTCTGATCCATCACTTGTTGGCCCATTTCATCAATTACAGGCTGCCCAAGTTCATCCACCATCGGCTCATATCCGCTGATCTTGCCTTTAGTATCGTCCCAATAAATTTTATGAGCAACTTCACCTACACGGATGAAGTCTTGTACGATCTCGCGCACTTTATCGTTCCAACGATGACGAGCCTTGATGTCTTCCCACACAGCTTTATTCAGCTCGGCGGCTTTTTGGTCTTGAAGTTCGTTTTGATTCTTAGGAAGTGGAGTAACACCCGGAGCGTAGGAGATGATGTTGTTTTCGTAAATTTTACAAATACGCTGGATGTGGTTGATCGTCAGGCGAATTTTTTGCTCTTCCGTAAGCCTTGCATCGTCCCTGACCCTGTTCCAGAAACGCGAGCCCTTACGAGCATAGTGGCTTCCGGCAACGAGGAGCAAATTGGAACGCTGTTCGGCATATAGGTGATTATCTGCTGACTCACCTTCTTTATAGAGCCTAACCAATTCACCGTGATCTAACTTTTTCATTCAATATCCCTTTGACGGAGGAGATTTTCGTACTCAAGTGGGTCATCGAGCATCATCTGTTCGAGCATTTCCTGCTTCAACGACACTTCTTCTTTTGTTCGAGAATCACGGGCCTGTGAATCTTGCGCGGTCTTTACTTCAGACCTTACGAATACTGGCTCTGTGATCGGAGCCTTGTCTACTTGGAGGTAGCTTAGTTCAAGCCCCCCGTATGAGAACTTCGCCACGCCATTCAGACTACATACTTCAATAATACGAATAATTGAGTCAGTGTCAAAAGAAGTCCTCGTAGCTGTACATTTGCGACCCCATAATTTCATTCCATTCACGAATCTCGTCAGCAACATCGTTCATCCCCTCATTAGTCCTTGATGTCATCATCTTGATGCGATCACGGTTTCTATCTACATACGCCGCTTCATGGGGCGTGAGCACTTTCGGCCTAACTGTCTTATCCTGTAACGGTACAAACCCAACGTGCGAAAAATCAAACGGAATCTTCGTCAGTGCGTAACGCATGGAGTCCACCGAGTCGTCCTTTGCCTTGCGCTTATCCACACCAAGCTGAAGTGTCGTCAATTCATTAACGATTGGGTTGCACTCAAGCGTGTTGTCGATGTCGAGCATCCCGTTCTTAAATAGCACGTTGATCACTTGCTCACCTACATCGTGCTTCTTCTCCGCAGGAATGAACGCAAGCCCCATCCGATCCGTAATCGTCTTAAAGTCTTTCGCGTGATAGTCGTAGAACGCAGCCGTCACATTTAAGTCTTGTGATAGCTCCATGTACTTACTCGCAACATCCGACATCGTATAAACGCGGTCATCTCCGCGCCAATGACGAAACACACGAGCATATTTATAATCGGGCCTCACCGCCACGAACGTAATCGCACTCGGGTGGTTCTCATCCCCACCCGCTCCAATATCGACACCCACATATATCGGCCAATGTGGTGGTAGTTCCATTGGCGTGTGAATGTTCCTCACGCGGTCAAAGGATGGGTACTTCAAGCCCTCATCTTTTACAAATCGTCCATACACTCGGCGTTGCACTTCGGCCTCTGACTTACACATCGCGATGGTTCGGTGGATCTTCTCCGTTGTCCAGTGCGATGGAGTCCCATCAATAAACTTCTGACAATCAAAAAGACTCGCCCGTAGCTTTTTCGCAAACGGCATCGTCTCCTTCTCCCCAGCTTTTGGCTCCATACATAACCGCCAGAACTCCTGGCCTAATGTAGCGGTGAACACCATAGAGAAGTAGCCATCAACAGCGTTACGACGAAAGTTAATCTCATCCCAAAGTTCTAACGGCAACTCCTCATCACACGCAACATAATCAACCGTTCCCGATTGAAGATGCTGCACATCTTGAGCGTATGTCTTAAAGTAAAGAGCAACACCACTATTAAAGTAAATCGCGCTGATGTCTCCGCGGTTTTTAAACTCCGCTTTCCACCCGTACTGCGGATCGTCCTTGAACTCTTCCTTCGGCAAGATGTCGGGCTTCCACTTCGTGTGAAACTCCGCACTCGCTACACTTGCAGTAGGATATAAGTACCAAAACTGCCGGGGATTACGGCGAAAACGAGACGGCCACGCTTGCACGTTTGTAGCGTAATCGACAATCTTCCTAATCTGCGATGTGGATTTACCAAGCTGATTGGCCGCAGTTAAGAGCACGGTCTTATCATTGCAATCTAAAAACTCACGACTCCACTTGTAGTCCTTAAAGCCATAAAGGTGAGGAAGCCCCCGAACCAACCGAGCCTTCTCTTCGAGTAACTTTAACTTCTCTAGCTTGATGTCTTTTAACTGATCACTCAAGCGTCTTCACCTTCAACCTTGACGTAACTTGCATCAAACGTATTCCCATGGAGCTGTTCTTCGACTGCGGCCTGAATACCCGGAATCGTTTTCATCTCTTTCTCTAACGCGGCAATTTTAGCGTCGATGTCTATCGTCAGAGTCGAAAGATCGGTGGGCTTATTGTGCCCAGCAGCCGTGAATACATTCGTGTAGCTGTTCTCCTGCTTCATGAGTGTCAGGTTCTTCGTCTCAGACCTTTGAACGTAACCACCCTTAGCACGAAGATCAACCATCGCAGCGGCCTTCAATACGAGTTCGATGATCTTAGCGTCTTGAAGAGAGCCGTCGGCTTTTTGGAGCGGGAGATTGAGCACGTCACGAATCTTCCGAGTCGAAAGATTGAGTAGCCCCTTCATCACTGCCTCATACTCTGGTGGGCGACAAAGAAGGTACGCTATGATGTGCGGATGCTCCGCCACTAGCCTATAGAAGTATTCTCTCGATACCACACCGAGATAGATATTTGACTGGTTGATGACTTCATTGCGAGTCACTGCAACACGGTCATGCTCCATCCAGAAATTGTTTCTCATCGCCTCCACCGCTGCGGTGGGGATGTAGTTGTACCTAGTGTCGAGGAGCTTGAGCATCTCCTCCTCATCCTTACCCAGTAGCGATTCGTCAATCTGAAGGACGGCATTCTTCATGACTTCAGGGAGCAGGTTTAAGAACGACCGAGGCTCCTCGAGCTGGGTAATATACGAGTTAAATGTTTTCTCAATCTTGATGGTCTTGTCGGGGTCAATCCGGTTCCGAGAGCGTTTCTTGATACCCGCTCCGGCGGGGTCTTCGTTGTGGAGGGTTTGGGCATATCCGGTTGCGCCGTAGGCCTCAGACGGGTTCGGTGGGGCCTTTGAGCCGAGGATCTCCTCGCGAATTCTCTCCATTTGGGCTTCTAGTCGTTTCTTATCCATCTAGTACGAGGGTAACTGACTCGGGGTGGTTGTAAACCAAAAAGGTCGAGATGCGCACGTATATAGGCCAAGGTGAATCGATTACGACTAACGAACAGCCGATGACCCCCCAGCCCCCCGGCTCAACGATTTTCCCTGAGAGAAATCCACCGGATCGATTGACCGAGGTCCATTGAATTGATTGACTGATTAAATCAACTGAGTAGAACGTAATGATATCAAGTGGTTAGGTACTGACTCGGTATGGTTGGAACTATGGTTGGAACTAAAGTCATGACTACGGCCCGGCGGCTCGATTAGTCCACCGGCTCGGCGGCTCGATTAGTCCACCGCGCCGTCATACAATTGACGCATAGTTTACATTGCCAATATATTGACGGTCTCAATGAGTCGGCGGGTTTTTCCAGTCATACCCGGGCGACAATACAGAGAGGGCATGCGGCTTGATCAATTGTTTTCATTGAATCAAAAACTATTTTTTAAAATAAATAAAAAAACCTATTGACGCATGACGTTCATTTTGTTATTCTGAATATGACGAAAACAATAGAGGACTAAACTAATGACTAAACTTTTTAATATCTTTCTAATCGGTTTAATTTTCGGGGCGACTTTTCAAGCGGTATCCGTATTGAAAATTCTCAACAATGCAATGGCCGTTCAATCGGCAAGGGCGGGGAAATGAGAAAACCAACAATGAATTTTTATATATTACTGATTTATATAATTTTTGAAATGTCCCAAAAACAATGAAAGGAAAATGAAAAATGAAATACGAAAATGAAATGATCGAGAGATATGAGGCGCTTCAGGCAGAGGCGAAAAGAATTGAAAAAGAATTGAATGAAATGAAAAGTCAATTCATTGCTAGTAACGGCGGTGAGTCTGAAAATCATTTGATTGTGATTAAGGATAACTTTAGGGAGTCCGTTGCAAGTAAAGCCGAATTTGAAAAGCGATTCGGCGCCGATTGGTTGAAAGATAACGGGCTGCTCAAATTGAGCGCGTTTAATACTGTTATCATTCAGAGAAAAATTGAAAGGAAAGTATCATGAGTACTCGAGCAAATATTATAGTAAAGGCAGGCCGTGAAAAATTGATTTTCTACCGTCATTCAGATGGTTATCCAGAGGGTACAATGCCATTACTCAATCAATTTATTGAAAAAGTAAAATCGGGTGAGATTAGGGACAATATAACTCAATCGGCTGGATGGTTGATTGAATTAGGCCGCCGTGAAATGTTTCAATGCTTTTCAGATTTTTCCGATGGTTTTCCAGAAAATTATCGATGGAAAGTAGGTTTCATTGAACCAACCACTAGCATTCATGGGGATATCGAATATCTCTATACAATCGACCTGGATAAAAAAACAATCAAAACTAAAAAAGTATAAAAAGAAAAGAGGACTAACATGGAAAATGTAATTTTATTAAGTAAAGCAAACGCCGCATTGACTAGTGAAAAGAACTTGGAACTTGTAAAGCCTAGCTATGGCTTTGTCGACACAAAATCAATTGTTGAGCGTTTCGAGCGTCAAGGTTGGTTGTTATCAGACGCTAAACAAGTAAAGGCGAAAAATATTGAACGACAAGGATATCAACGACATATGTTGAAATTCAGGAATGAAAACTTTTTAAGAATTCCAGGGCTGCCCGAATACCATGAGTCAATTCCGGAATTGATTGTTGAGAATTCTCACGATGGGACTTCAGCATTGAAAATATTTTTCGGGGTTTTCCGCATTGCTTGCCTTAATGGCTTAATTTCGGGCTCGAATATTCATTCAATGCGCGTTACTCATTCCCAAAACACTATAAAAAACCTTGATCAATCAATCGATGGAATGACTGCGGGTATTCCTGATTTGATTGAAAAAGTAGGTCATTACTCGAATATCGAATTGAGTGATGAAAAGCGGGTTGAATTTGCCCGTCAAGCGGCGGCGTTACGTCTCAACAATGACTCCGAGTTGATTCAAGACATCAACTTATCCGGTATGCTTAAGATCAAACGCTTAAGCGATACAAGACATGACGCGTTTACGGTTTTCAATGTCATTCAGGAAAAAGTTATCCGGGGTGGAATTATTTATAAAAAAATGAATGAACAAAACGGATTCCTTGAAAAGAAAACGACAAGGGCAGTGAATTCCGTCAATCAATCAATCAAGTTGAATCGTGGCCTTTGGAATATTCTCGAGAACGTGGCTAGCTAATATTTTCAAAATAAATTGAATGCTTTTCGGTCATGGCTGTTATCGGTCATGACCTTAAGGCGCTGAAAAGGAAAAATAAAACTATGTTACTTACGCAAAATAAAAAAATGAAAAATAGCTCGATTGACGGCCTAGCAGTATTTAATTTTGGAATTCCCGCTTTCAAAAGCAATTCCGGGCTTATGACCTGTCCGAATGCGGGGAAATGCGCGGCGGGTTGTTATGCGAAAAGCGGCGCATACTCATGGCCGACTGTAAAGAATGCTTACGAAAAGCGGCTCGAAGTAGCGTTATCGCCTCAATTTTCGGCGCTTATGACTGGTGAGATTGAAAAGCTACTGAAAAGAAAAACAGTGAAAAAGCTAGTTATCCGAATTCATGACTCGGGTGACTTTTTCAATGCCGAATATTTGACGGCATGGCTTAACATCATTCAAAAATTCCCTAGCGTTCATTTTTACGCATACACGAAAATGATAACGCTTTTTAAAGGCCGTTTACTGCCGAAAAATTTTCGAGTCATTTTTTCTTACGGCGGAAAACAAGACAATTTGATCGATGCGAAAAAGCATTTTCATTCCCTTGTATTTGATTCACTTGAGGCCTTGACTGCGGCCGGGTACGTCGACGGTAGCCATGACGATATGGTAGCGGCGTTAGGTGAAAATAAGAAAATCGGGCTGGTATACCATGGGGCGAAAAGTTTTCAAAATACTCTATGGGGAAAAGTAGCGGCGTGAAAATAAGGGGTGAAAAATGACAATTAAATAAAAAATGAAGTTACGGACTCGGCTTGATTCCAGGGACTCGGCTTGATTCCAGGGACTCGGCTTGATTCCAGGGACTCGGCTTGATTCCAGGGACTCGGCTTGATTCCAGGGACTCGG